TCATGCCGCATCTCCGATCGGCTCACGCGCGTCCTCGCCGGCCCAGGCCAGAGCCAGGGTTTGCGCCGTCTGAAGCCGTCGCAGCCAGCGTGCGCCCAACATCGGAAAGCCGGCCAAGGCGCGATAACGCTGGGTCCGCAGCCGCGCGATCCGGCCGATCAGGGGGCCGCGCGCCGCCGCATCGGCCGCCGCCAGGGTCCGCGCCGCGATCTCGCCGTCGGCCGCATGGCCCAGCGCCGCCTGCAGGATGCGCGCCGCCGCGCCGGGGCCCATGTTCACCGCCGTATCGAACACCAACAGGTCCAGCCCCGCCGCCAACCGGTCGCAGCCGCAGGCCAGCCAATAGCGGTCGCGCAACAGGGCCGCCGCGCCGGCTGGCGGCTCGGGTCCGTCAGGCTCCGGCGGCTCGTCGCAATCGCCGGCCTCGAACCGCAGCACTACCCTCAGGCAGCGGTCAAAGCGCTCCCGTTCAGTCATGGATCACCTTTGTGTGTGGAAATCAACCTATAGCGCGCAGCTGATTGATAAAATCGCTCTCAAGGATTAGCGTTTTCATTCTCTAGCGGAGCCGATCATCTTTTGTGATCAAGCCGTGCTTTAGGAACGACGTAATCCGCTGAGGATTACTGTCTCATCGCGGCTCACGCGGGAGAATGACCATGCGCATGTTGCTCGCCATCATCCGGTTCGCCTCGCGTCCTCTGCCGGGCGAGTGGCTGTAGCCGGAGCCTGCGTCGCGACCTGGAATACGAAGAATGACGCCTATCCGGCGCCCGCAAGAGTGACGATCTGCAGCTGACGCGTTGACCGGGCGGTGCGTGCGCCCTTCAGGGCTGCCTTGTCGTCGGGGACGTCGTCCAGCGTGGAGACGAAATCATCGGCCGACGAACAAGGCGGGCGTGACGCCGTGACGAGGCGCCCGTCACATGATACCCATGATTGATGGTGCCGCCGGGGGCATACTTTCATGAGCGCTAAGGTAAAGCTATTTATGCACGGACGAAGCCAAGCCGTGCGATTGCCCAAAGAGTTCCGTCTGCTTCATTGAAGTCCATCAGCGCGATCCGGCCCGCAGTGATGAAAAATGCGACCTCATTCAAACTTTATAATCTATTACTCGCCATCGCTGACTGATTATTACGATCTTGGACCAGACCTGATCGCCAAAATGCCTGCACCGAACGTCTCATTTCAAAATCCACCGACGATAGACATTCCCGAATAGCGCTGGTGACAGTCGATTGTCCTATTCCGCTCAACATACGCTTTGCGCTCTCATCTCGGAACCTCGGATTTTTTGTTCTAGCGGTGCTGCGCTGGCTAGAACCCAGGTCCTGTGAATTTTATCCTTAGACCGACCTTCGGTCGGACTCACGGCGTGGGTATGAGCGGCGAGTGCGGATTTCACGACCATTAACAACATTCGTTTCTCGACTTTCCACGACCAAATTTACGCGACCGCTCCTCTTTGCCACCTACCCTGCCGTCGGTCTGGTTGGGGCGTGGCGCTGTCCGCGTCCGACGCTGCACTGCGGCGCCGTGACCCACCGTAGGCCTTGCGGCTGAGCTCGATTGAGGCCAAGATCACCCTGCGGGGGGGACAGATGGCCGAAAAACGAACATTGAACGCCCTTCAGGCCCTGCGCGGCTGCGCGGCGCTCGTTATTTGGCTTCTCCAATGATGAGCAACCCGGCTCTAAAAGGCGAACTCCTCGGGATCCAATACCTACGCGGTATCGCCGCGATGCTGGTCGTGGTCTTCCATCTGGGTCCGCAGCTTGAACGCATGGGATATAAAGGCGGATGGCTGCCAGGCCTGACTGCGGGCGTTGATATTTTCTTTGTGGTCTCTGGGTTCATAATGTGGATGACGACGTGGAACCGCCCGATGGCGACGTGGCAGTTCTGGATTAAGCGGATCGTGCGGATTGTGCCGCTCTACTGGCTGTTCACTGCAATCATGACTGTCGCAATGATCGTCGCCCCGACGCTGCTCCAGTCGTCGCGCTTCGATGCGTCACATGTGTTGGCGTCGTTCGCGTTCGTGGCATGGCAGCATCCAGCCAAACCCGCGCTTGAGCCAGTAGTTATGCCCGGCTGGACGCTGAACTACGAGATGTTCTTCTACTTTATTTTCGGATTGTTCATGTCCGCGCCGAAGAGATTCCAGTTCATTGGAACCATCGGGGCACTCATCTCCCTCGTCGCAATTGGCTTCATCGCCAACTTCCAGAAACGAAGCCTTCCCGGCTTTTATACGGACAGCGTCATGGTCGAATTCGCCCTCGGAATGGGCCTGGGCTGGCTCGCCACGCGGGCCAGCGTGTTCCCACGGATGCCCGTGACTGCGGCGGCGGCCCTGATCGCGGCCGGTTTGGTCGCCACGGTCTTCACGCCCGCGCCACCGGGGTCGCAGCGACTGTTGACCCATGGTCTTGCCGCGATGGTCGTAGTGGCCGGAGTACTGGCACTAGAGACGAGGGGGATTGTGCGTGATTTGAGAGTTCCCCGACTGCTCGGCGACGCCTCCTATTCGATATATCTGTCGCAACTTCTGACGCTGTCTGCGGTCGGCCAGGCCTGGCGGAAGCTGCACATGGATCACTCCGCCGCAGGCCTTGCAGCCTTCTGCGTGACGGCAGTTGTCATCGCCGCAGCGGTCGGAATTGCGGTTTACACGTGGATTGAAAAACCGCTGACGACGCTATTCCGTCAGCGCCGGCCGATGGACGCGTCCGCACCCGGCGGCACCCTAAAGAGCGCGGCCGAGTAAGACCGACCTCATTGCTGCGCCACATGCCCTAAGCCGGCTTGACGCACTGCGCACTGCTCGACGGTCACGGCACCAGACGTCGCCGTGCTGGACGTCATCGGTTGGATTTCAAGATAAAATCGTGTGCTAGTCACTGTGCCGGTCGGGAGCGTCAGGGCGGGGGTGATCCGCAGGGCGCTGTAGGTCGACGGCAGAGCGCCAGGGCTATAGCCGGGACTGGAGCCGGTGTTCTGATATTCGCCGTCCCAGTATGTGTAGGTCGTACCGTTGACAGTGATCACCAACAACAGTTGGATGCTGGCGATGTTGGTCAGGCCTGTGCCGCTGATCTTGCACTCGCCATAGACAGCGGCGCCAGCCGCCAAAGCTGGCATGGTCCATAACGCCCCCGAAGTCCCCATCGCCTCGAACCGAATCCGGTCGCCATCAGCCGTTCCACCGATGGTAATGACTTGCGTGGACTCGTTCGTGTAGCTGCTGTCGGTCCCCTTCGAGCAGGCCATAGTGAGTGTCGTGGGCGCGGAGTAATTGGAAAAGTGACATTGCCAGTCCGTGGCCACGGCCCCCGCGGCGGGCGATAGAGCCGATCCCGCCGTGCCCGTCATCATGCCGTTCAGCAGCATGTTGCCGGAAGGGTTCAGGGTCGGGTCGTAGGCCTCATCGTCGGTGAGTTGCTGTAGGTCGGGGATGGCCGGCAGCAGCTGATCGAGCACTGGCTCTATCGCCGCCGCGATCGCGATCCCGCCGAGCACACTCGGGTGAACGTTGTCGCCGACAAGTAGTCCCGAGACCACGAGGCCTGTGGAATAGTCTGACATCGTTGGGTTGAGATCGACATATCGGACATTCAAAGCCGGATTGAGCGACTGCAACCACATTTGACGGTTGAACTCCGCCATCCACTGCTTCTTGGCGCCGTTCCAGCTACCTTGGGCCACCAAACCGACATGGATGACCGCGATCCCGGCCGCGCTGAGCTGGGCGTCGGCCTTCTGCATGTTAGCGACGGACGTTGTTAGGACGGGATAAGTGTTGTCGTCGTTCGTCCCGCAATAGACGATCAAGATATCCGGCTTGGCCGCGATGATCTGGGGCACTTCGGTCGTCAGGTAGTAGGACGTCGTCTGGCCAGCGATGCCGAATTCCAGCGACGGGTCAGTGTAGAACCGCTTCCCGTAGTGCGCCCGAAGACTGTTGATGTAGCCGAAGCTCGTCCACATGACCGTCGTGGGCGCGGCCGAGACGTTGCGGTTAAAGTCGCTCCAACTGTCGCACGCGAAGGCGATGCGGGGCGTGTGGGTGAGCGGGAATCTGCCGGCCGTAGACTGGGCCGCCCCCGCCATCCCCCGTGCGACCGGGTCGATCTGGGCCAGGGCGGGAGCGGGGGCGAGGCAGAGCGCCAGGAGCGCGGCGATTCGGCCGCGGGCGCGCCGGGCCAGCGGTCGCGCGCGGGGGACGGAATGGGGCATGGGGTCCTCGTGGGGTTCGGCGGCGGCGGCGCGCCTGGCTGATGTCGGGCGGAACGGTCGCGGCGGCGGATATCGCGGCCGCCGCCGCCTACTGGCTGAGCCGTACGGCCAGGGTTCCCGAGGCGAACGCGCCCAGCTGGGCGCCGCAATCCACGCGATAGGCCGCCCCGAATTGGGCCTCGACCACGTCCTCCGTCAGGGCCGCGCCGGCGTAGATCCAGTTGTACAGGGGTGTGGTGACGCCCCCGGCGGTGACCGTGATCGGGGCCCAGGTGGCCCCGTCCAGCTGGCGCTCCAGATAGCAGGTCGCCGAGGCGGTCCCTGAAAGCTGGACGTGAAAACCCCGGCCCGCCACGGGCGTCAGCGCGCCGGTGGCGCCGGCTGCGGTCAGGCTGGCGCTCACCGCCGTCACGCCCGAGGGGCCGTAGACGGGCGAGGCCGGCAGGGGGTTGCCCGGGGCCAGGGCCGCGCCGTTGACCTGAGTGATATTGGCCGGCTGGGGCGCGGCGCCGGGCGTGATAGTCACTGCCCCTGTGATCGGCAAGGGCGTGGCGGCGGTCACGGCCACGGCGTTGACCCCATCCGGCGCGGTGTAGCCCACGGGGCTGGGTCCGGCCCAGGCCGGCGCGGCCAGGGCGCAGGCCCACGCCAGGGCGGCGGCGAAGCGCCGTGTCCTGTTCATCTGTTTCTCCAAAGTGAGGGCGCGGGCGCCGCTTTCGGCGGCGGAGCCTGCGTGTGGGTCAAAACCTAGGGATCATCCCCCCGGCGCTGTTCATCCAGCACCGCAAAATGCCGCCAAAGAAATCGAACACGGCCGGCAGCGCAGGCGTCAAAGGTCAGGTCATTGACCGGGAATTGGCTGCGAATCCGACCAAGGCGCCGATGGCGGCGCCGATCTCCCGCACGCTGATCGTGCCCACCGCGGCAAGGCGATAGGACAACCCGCCTGACGCGTTCCCGGCCGAGCTTCACGGCGCGGGCGGCGGGCGGGCGTCCTTGCTCCACCAGCGGCCGCCGGCGTCGGTGGGGGCCATGCCCAGCACCAGGGCGATGCAGGTGGCGCCGGTCGCCCCTTGAAACGCGGCCACGGCGGCGAAGAAGGTCATCCAGCGCTCGGGCGAATGCAGCACGGGCAACAGGGCGGCGGACACCCGCACCACCAGGCACTGGGCGATGATGAAGGTGGCGAATCCCATGATCCGCCCCGGCGCCCAGCTCTTGTTGTCCGGCCCGGTCAGCACGCTCTTGACGATCCCGCCCAGCCCCTTCAGCGGCGCAAAGGCAGGCGAGGCCCATAGGGCGGTCCAGGCGATCATTGGGTGTTCCCATTTTTGAGTTGGCGATTAGCCTCGCCCCACCCCGCTCATCCCCGCGCAGGCGGGGATCCAGGCTTTTTTGTTCAGTACGCCCGGCCAAAACCCGGATTCCCGCCTCCGCGGGAATGAGCGGATAGCAAATTCAAAATCACGAGCCTGCGTGCGTTCTATTTCGGCGTCGTGAAATCCACCCCGAACGAATCCGTATTCCCCTCGCTCGTGCTTTGGTTCAGCGGCGACTGGGGCACAAGACCGTACATCTGATTGATCAGCTGCTGCACGGCGATCGGCGCGGTCTGGCTGTTGGTGTACTGCTGCCAGTCGGCGCCATACAAGGCGTTGGCCTGCTGCTCCGCCTGGCTGAGGGCCGACAGCTGGGTCTGGGCTGCGGACTGGGCGGCGCCTTGGTTGGCGACGGCCGCGCTCTGGGCCTGGCCGGCGCCGAACTGGGCGGCCTGGTTCAGGGCGCTCTGGTTGTCCTGGGCCACGCTTAGGCCCGTCTGCTGGTTATCCTGACCGGCGGTCAGCTGGCGGGCCAGGTCGGTTTCGGCGGCCTGCTGGGCGTTGGTGAAGTTGGACTGGTTCAGCCCCGCAAGGGTCTGATCCAGATTGCGCTGATAGCTGTCGGTGTTCAGATTCTGCAGCACCGCCGAGCGCGAGCCGCCGAAGGCGCCCGCCTGGGTGGCCTGCCCGGCCGCATTGGTGTTGGCGATGTCGTTCTGGCGCGCCAACTCGTCGGCGGTCGTGTCGGCCACATCGCTGGCATAGGGGTTCAGATAGGGCGACAGGTCGGTGTCGGACAGTAATCCGGCGCTCACCGTGGGCACGGCTCCGGGGGCGATGGTCGAGGCGGCGTAGCTGGAGCCGCCGACCGTCGGCGCCGTGTAGCCCTCTAGACTCGACAGCGTCCCGCCGTCGCCGAACGACAGGCCCGGTCCGGTATAGGGGGTGTAGCCCAGGCTGGCCTGCACGTCGGGCGCGGTGCTCACATACTGGTCGATCAGTCCCACCTGCGTCGGGTCGTAATAGCTGCTCGACTGCGACTGGTTCTGGCTGGTGGAGTCCTTGGTTCCAAAGCTCATGGGGTCAGATCCTTGCCATAGAGGGTCCAGCGCGGGCGGTAGCCGGCCTTGGCCAGCACCCGCCCCCAGCCGGGATGCACGCCGCCGCCGATCGCCCGCCCGCAGCCCTGGCCGATGGCCCAGGCCTCGATCGGCGCGCGCATCGCCAGCAATGCCTTCAGCTCGCCGCCCAGCAGCCAGAAGTTCAGGGTCTTCAGCCGCGGGGCGATCCAGAATTCGGTGACGATGGCGCAGCGGTCGCCCGGCCAGAAATGGGCCCGCCCGTCCTCGATCCGCCGCGCCACATCGCCGATGTCGTGCCCGCCGCCCTCATGCGCCAGCGCCGCCTCGATCCACGGACGGCATCGGCGCCAGGCGGCGGCGACGTCCTCGCTCATGGCAAGGCGGTCCACGACAGGGCGCCGGCATTGTCGATCACGCCCTTCCACACTGTGCCGTTGGCCGAGGCCAGCAGCAGAAAGGGCAGCGCCACGCCGCGCTTCAGACTCTGATCATCGGCCCGCTCCAGGGCGCCGCGCAGACGGGCCTGGTCGCCGGGATCATATTGGGCCGGCGCGACGGGCAGCTTCACAGGGCGTCTCCCACAACCACATCCAGCCGCATGGCGCCGATCCGCCAGCTGGCGGCGCTGGCCCCGGTGAACCGCACCCGGATTTCCCGCGCCTGGAACAGCAGGTCCGTGGGGCTGGTCAGAGACACAGGGCCATAGGCGGTCTCCGCGCCATTGGGCCAGAACCGGCCATAGAGGGTCGCGGTCGCGTCGCCGTCGTTCAGCTGGTCGGGAACGATGCGCTGCACCTCAGCCATGGCGTCGCCCTGGCCGATCTCGATCGGTCCGCTCTCCAGATAGGGCTCAGCCCCGCCCCAATTCACGCCCGTCTCATGCTCGTAGAGCAGGCCCGAGGCGTCGACCATCAGGGGATTGGGAAACACGCCCTTGCCCGTGCCGCACAGGCGCGCCAGAGCGCCGATCGTCCAGACATTGCGCCCCAGCCGCGCGCTCTCGCGATAGCCCCAGGCCACATAGCGGTCGATCTCAATGGAGTCGCCGGAGGGATAGAACCACCAGACCTCGCCCTGGTCCGCCAGATGCACGGCCGTGACCTTGCTCACCTGATCGGCGTTAACATCGCCGTACAGATAGTCTTGCACGTCGCAGTCCAGCGGCTGCACGCTCTGGCCGTCGAACAGCCAGAAGCCGCCCCGCCCCATCCAGACGGCGATACTGTCCCGAGTTGAGACACATCCCTTGCTGATCACGCCGCAGCCCGAGCCCTTTCGCTGAAAGCCATAGACCAGCGGCGTGCCGATATAGGACGCCAGCCACACATCGACGTCGGTGAACAGCAGGGCCCCGCCGGGCACGGCCTTGCCGCACTGCAGCGTGCCCACGGTGGTCAACTCATAGTCGCCGGCCTGGTTGGTGGCGTCCGCGGCCCATTGCGTCACGTTCTGCTGGTCGCACCAGGCCACCTTCCGCCCATCGCCGCCGGCGCCCAGGGCGAACAGGAAGCCGTCGTCGGTGACCACCAGCCCCTGGCAGGCGGTCGGCGCATTGGCCACCGGCGCGGCCGCCGCGGCCGTGTTCAGCGCCCACAGGTAGATCTGGCCATCGGTGTCGCAGCACCCGACCAGATCCTGGCCCCAGCCGTCCAGCGACCAGACCGAAGCCGGCAGGTAGGCGACGGTGTTGGGCGCCGGCGCGCCATAGTTTCCCGACCCGTAAGGCCCGCCGCCATAGCCCAGGTTCTGGGCCGCGTCGGCGCGGCCCACGGTGAACGGCGGGGTTCCGCTCGGCGTAACGTCGTGATTGGCGCCGGCCTCGTCCTGCACATACAGGTTTGAATGCGTGCCGATGGCGATCCAGCGATTGGCGCCATTGTCGCGCCAGCTCAGCACGGCCCGGGCCGCCCCCGAGACGGCGGCGGCCGAGGAGCGCGGCTGCCAGCCGCCGACCGGCTTGATCTGACCCTCCTGGAAGCGGATCAGATTGGCGTCGTACCAGCGTTCCTTGGCCTGATAGGTCGTCCCGTTGCGGTACACGCCGGCCGGCGGCGCCAGGGTCTGGAAGGCCATGGCCTCACCCCGCCAGCTTCATGATGAAGTAGAGGGCCGTAAAGGGCGGAACCGTCGTCACGGTGGCAGTATGGGCGTGGGCTGACCCGGAGCCCGTGTTCTGGATGGAAATTCCTGTGTAACCGGTCTGCAGCGAGGCCCCCGTCACCGCCGAATAGATTCCGATCCCCGTGTTAGCGGCATTGATCGCAATGCCCGTACCCGCGGCGTTGATCGAAATGCCTGTACTCGCGGTCGCCGTGTTCGGGCTTTCGATCTGCAGATTGCCAGAGCCGCCAGTATAGTGGCCTCCAAATCCGGCATTGTTATCGACGATATTGGATAGGGCGTGAGCGTGACCGCCGTCCGTGATCGCGTGAGCGTGGCCGCCATCCGTGATGGCGTGGGCATGGCTCGGGTCATAGACGGCGTGAGCGTGGCCGCTGTCATTGACGGCGTGGACGTGGCCGCTATCGACGACCGCGTGCGCGTGGGCGGGCAACTCAGCAATGACCAGCGCATGGCCGTCGGTCGTAAACGACTGACTCGAGAAGCCGCCCGTCTGCCCAAGGGCGCTTGCGCCGCCGGCCCCGATGATGAACCGGTCGCGCAGGTCCGGCGTGCCGTTGGTCCCGTCGCACAGGTTCCAGCCGGAGGGTATGGCGGTCGCCGAGCCGTACCACATCCAGATCACCCCCGCGGGCAGCAGGGCGTCGATCAGGTCCAGGTTGGCGTTCAGCTTGGTCCCCCAGGTATCGGAGGAGGCGCCCACCTGCGGCTTGGTGAGGCCCAGGTTGGGCGTGGTCAGGTCTGCCATGGCGGCTTCATCCCCGGTTGATGTCGAAGGCGCGGCGCGGCAGCGGAGCGTCCGCGCGCAGGCGGGCGGCGGCGCCCGCGCGGTCGGCCCGCTCGATGTCGGCCAGCACCTGGGTGAACAGCGTCCCCCAGATTTGCAGCCGCTCATCGGCCCGCAGATAGGGGGCCGACTGGGTCAGGGCGCCGTAAAGGTAGGCGTCCGGATGGGCCGCCAGCACCCAGTTGCTGGGGTTGGTCGCCGACAGGGCCGGGATCGCCTGCAGGTACAGGAGCTCGGCCGGATAGGCCTTGTCCGGAACCGGCTGCAGGCGGACGCTACCGCCTTCCAGTGTGTAATAGCCGGGCCGCCCCGGCCCCACCGAGGGCGAGCGCCAGTCCATCGCCTCAGGCGTCAGATAGGCCAGAGGATGGGGAACGCCGGAGGCGAACACCTTCAGCTCGCGCTCGGCCAGAAAGTCGCCCGGAAGAGCGAAGCATTCGCTCTGCACCGTCAGGCTGACGCGCGCAGCCATGGGACGCACCCGCAGCCGCCGGTTCATCTGGGCCTCGGCCAGGGCGATGAAGGTCGGGATCTCGGCGGCCAGGTCCGCCCGCCGCAGCCAGGCGGCGACCTCGGCCTGAAGCTCGGCATAGGTGGCGAGGGGCATGGCGGCCTCCACATTATCTGTTATTTTTCAATGATTTCGTCATCCTCGGGCTTGTCCCGAGGACCCAGCAGCGAAGACCTTGACGCTGCAGTGATTGCATCCACAGCAGCGGAACGCGTCGATTTGCTGGGTCCCCGGCCTTCCGCTGTGCGAAAACCAAGGATGACGACGGGGCGCCTAGCAGGTGATCCGGCAGGCCATCTGGGGGCGGATGGACTGGTAGCCGTAGAAGACGTCGATCCGGCAGGGGAAGGCGTCGTTGTTGATGTCGTAGGCGCGCACGATGCGCATCGACACCCCGTCGTAGACCTCGCGGGCAGTGAAATCGACCCCGCGGGGCATGATCAGGTCCGCCGTGGCGAAGGCAAAGGCGTCGCGGTGGAAGGCCAGCTCCTGCTCATAGCTGGTCGAGGCCGCGCCCACGAAGGTCAGGGCCGCGCTGTCGGCCGGGGAGGCGTTGACGTTCTGCCAGGCGTCGGCGTTGGGGTCGATGGACGGGCTGATCGGCAAGGTCCCGGTGGTTCCGGTCATCGTCGTGTCGGCCGTCACCACGAACTGCTGCAGGCGCGAGGTCACCGACTTGGTCTCCGGATGCACCTCATAGACGCCGGCGATGGTGAACACCGTGCCGTGGGCGAAAAAGTTTCCGCTGGCCACGCCCTTCACGGCAAGGCTCGCTCCCGTCTGACCCGCGCCGGTGACGGACACGCCCGACACGGTGTTGCCGTTGACGTGGGTGGGCACGAGCGGGTTCTCGTACCAGTCGAAGCCCGCGGTGCGGCCCATCGACCCCTCGCGATACTGCTCGCGAATGGACGAGGAGTCCTGGAACAGGCCCTTCAGGGCGTCGACGATGGTCGCCGTCGCCAGCGGCGACAGGTGCGCGGTGCGATTGGCGTCCATCGGCGTCAGGCTGTTGTTCAGTCGCGCCCGGGCCTGCAGATAGGTGAGCAACTGGTTGGGCGTCGTGCCTGGCGTGCCGACCTGCTGATAGACGCTCTTGTACATGGTCAAGGCGTCGGCCTCCAGCGAGGAGGCCAGCACCGCCATGGCCGGCTCCAGGATGCGGCTGGAGAAGTCGTCCAGGCTCAGGGTCAGTTCCGAGGAGGAGAAGTTGACGTCCACCCCCTTCTGGGTGGCGATCTGCAGGGACACGCTCTGTTCGGTGATGTCCTGGGTCGACAGGGTCTTGCCGGTGCGCACGGTGTACTGGTTGGGCAGGCGGATGCGCAGGGTGTCGCCGATCTTGGCGCCGGACTTGGCGAAGCTGTCGTCATACTGGCGGTTGATCGCCCCGATGAAGGTCAGCTTGTTGTGCAGGATGCGCAGCGCCTCGCGGGTGATCTGCTGGGGCGTGAGGAAGGTGTTGGACATGGGGTGTTGAGCCTCAGGTTAGCGTGGGGTCTTGCGCAGTTGCCCGCGCCGGTGACGGATCCAGTCCTCGGTGGACATGCGGTTGGGGTCTTTCGGCGCGCCGCCGGTCCCGCCCACCTCGGCGGCGGGGCGGATCTTCTGGGCCTCGCGCAGGCGTTCGCCGGCCGCCTGCTGCTGCTGGGCGGCGTGGCCGATCGCGGCATGGTGCAGGATCATCACCAGCCGGGGATCGGCCAGACCCTCCAGCTCCTGGGGCGTGATGCCTTGGCTCATCGCATATTGCGCCAGTTGGCCGGCCTTCTGCGGCGACCAGCCCTCGATGGCCTGGCTAACCGCCGCATGGGCCTGCTGCACCTGGGCGGCGTGAGCGCGCTCCTGGGCGAAGGCGGCGACCGCCTGCTTGTGCCGCAGCTGGTCCGACGCCAGGGCGTGGGTCTGCTTCAGATTGGCCAGATGCCCCGCCAGCTGCTGGGCCTTGGCCGGATCCTGCTGCTGCAGGGCCGGCCAGTTCACCTTGGACAGCTGCTGGATATGGTCGTTCAGGGTCATCAACCGGGCGTGGTCGGCCAGGTGCTGTTGATGCGACGCCGCCATCTGGGCCAGGGCCTGGCGGCCGGCCTCCAGGTGCTGCACCTGCCTCTGATAGTCCTCATGGCGCATCAAGGCGCCCTGGAGCTCCGGCGGCACGGCGTAGGTCTGGCCGCCGTAATCGACCTCGACCATCGCATCCGGATCGGAGGCCTCCGGTCCGTCCGGCGGGGCCTGGTCGGCGCGCGCCTCTTCGTCGGCGGCCGGATAGGCCCCGCTCTTGCTGCTCATCTTGTCCTCGGGGTTGGAGTGAGCGGGCCTCAGCCCGGCGTCGCCTTGTTGACCGCCTGGATGCGGTCGGTCTCGGCGCGGAACTGGTCGATATCCAGCTTGCGGTCCTGCAGGCTCTTGTCCGCCTGCAGCGCGGCGAGCTGCTGCTGCAGGGCCGCCACCGCGGCCTGATCGGGCGCGCCGGCCTGGCCGTCGCCCTGCAGCTGCGGCGGCAACAGGGCCTTCAGCCGCTGGGCGATGTCGTCGGCGCCGGGCCAGTCCAGGTTCTTGGCCAGAAGGTCGCCGATCACCGGCGCCGCCTGGGGAAAGACGCGGATCAGCTCGATCATCTGGTTGGCCGCCTCCTCGCGCCGGGTGGTGAAGCTGGGGCCGGCCTCCACCGTCAGGTCGTATTTGCCCAGCGACAGGTCGTAGACCTTCGGGACAGCGCCGGCCTGGGCGTTGGGCGGCTGCGGCTGGTTCACGGCCACCGTCGAGGGCTCGCCCCCCGGCCCCAGCACCCGCAGGATGCGCGGCGCCGAATAGACGTGGGGGATCAGGTCGATCAGGATCCGCCCCGCATGGCGGATGGCGCGTGAAAGATTGTCGATGAAGTGGAAGGTGGAAACATCCCCTTCCCTCTGCCGCATCAGGATCGCCCGGGCCGAGGTCTCGTTGGACGCCGCGCCCAGCGAGGCGTCATAGAGGCCCAGGATCGCCTTGATGTCGTCCGCCGCATTCACCGCCTCCTGCAGCGCGCCGGCCGGCGGTCCGGCGAAGCCTTGGCGCTCGGGCGGGGTGGCGCCGTCGTATTCGATGAAGGCGTGGTTCTCCACATTGGCGGTGGCCCATTTGTCGGCGTCGGTCTTGAACGCGCCCTTGGGTCCGATGAAGGGCGCGCGCGGCGCCAGGGCCACCAGCTCAGTGGACGTCGTGCGCCAATAGTTGAACATCCGCTGCGGGTCCTTGGCGTCGCGCACTAAGGAGCGCAGGTGCCGCCGCCCCTCGATGTTCACCTCGTCGCCGAACACCGGCACGATGGGGATGTATTTGCCGGCCCAATCCACCGTCTGCAGCACCTCTGCGCCGGTCAGCAGATGCTGTTTCACCGCATAGCCGATCGCCTCGCGCGGCTGGCCGATCACGCTGATCCCGGCCGCATCGAACATCGGCTTGTTGGCGGCATAGACGTCCGCCCCCACCACCTCGCCGGACGACAGCGCCAGGATCTGGCGGCGCACCGGATGGCGGGTCCAGTATTCGGCCGCCATGATCCGATCGTCCTCCAGCCAGGGCGAGGCCAGGCCGCTGTAGCCCAGGGCGTCCCAGTCGATCGCCCCGGCGCCCTTGTAGCGCGCCTTGAACCGGTCGCGGCTCAGGGTGTCCACCACGAAGGCCACGCTCCAGTCGGCGCTGTCGGCCGCCGTGGAATGCGGATCGCCGAAGATGCTGAACGGATTGGCTACCCGCTGGATGACAATGTCCTGATCGAAGCTGTCGTCGTCGCAATAGCGTGTGTTGACGCGGAAATAGCCCAGGCCCGAGGTCACCGCGCAATCCAGCGCCGTGTCATAGGCGGTGTCGGCGTCGGACGTATATTCGATGTTGCGGATCAGGCCGTCGTAGATCTGGGCCACCTCCGGGTCGCCCTGGTCGTCGGCCGGATGCACCTTGATCGCCGGCCGGTTCTGGCGCGCGTCGTTGACCACCTGGCGAATGAAGGCCGGGAGCCGGTTGATGGTCAGGCAGGGCCGCGCGTCCAGCTCGCGCCGGCGCCTCACCTCCGCCGGCCATTGCTCGGCCAGGCGCGCGAAGCGGATGTCGTCCAGGGCCTCGGCGCGGTTGTCCGCCTCATGCGCCACGCACAGTTCGAAGGCCTCCTTGGCCTCTTTCAGGATATCGTCCATCAGGCCATCCATCGCCGGGCTCCGGCGGTTTTTCACAAGGGTCCGTCCCGGCCGCGCCCGCTCAAAACGATGCGCCGCTCACGGCCTGCCGAAGGGCCGGGACGATGGGAATTGGGGGGTGATCGGGGGCCCCAGCCGGGATGGGCCGCCGCGGCCGCATGTCTCTGGAGTAGCTAAATCCTACCGAAAGCTGCCCGACTCGTCAAGGAATTGTTCTGGATTTGTTCGAGGCGCGCTCTTATGCCAAACACAGCGACGAGCTACCCCCCCCCGCTCACCCGCGCGAAGGTCGGAGCCCAGATCATAGATTTCCACGGCGGCCGCGCCGCGCAACTGGCCCGACGTCGGCGTGCATGCCGCGGCCGATGTCTCGCGACGACGGCCGTATTCATCGCAGGCGACCTTCAATTGTCCCCGGACAGTTTAGACGAATGCCGCTTTCGCCAACGACGCGCTCGCAAGCGAGCTTCGCGCCAGTCGTAAAAAATTATCACTATTTTGATAGTAGATAAATACAGCATGCCGAACCCATAGATGCGAATGGCATGCATGACCCCCATCTGCGGTATTTCCAGCAACGGAATCGAAAGTCCGATGATGGCGCAAAAGATGGAAAAAACACGCCGACGCCTCAGTATTTCCACCAGTCGCCCGAGGCGGCTTTTTCTGAAGCGAAACCAGAAGGCAGTCATGTCCCAGACTGGCCCTTCAGCTGGTCGAGACGGCGCTGGAGGGCTTGAACCTGCCCCTGCAACCGGGGCGTTTCGACGTGTCCAAGATAAGCGCCGTAGGCGAAGCCGGCCAGCCCCAAGGGTGCGTCCGTCAGGAGCCCGATGGCCTTCAGCCCCTTCGTGCCGACGCCGGCCAAGTTCTGGAGGCCGCCGAACACCTCAAGCGCGTTCGCCAATCCCTGGGATTCGCCCAGCGATCTTTGCGCTCGATCCAGATCGTAAGCGACCGCATCAGGATCATTCCATCGCCAGCTATCGGTTTCATAAGACGGGAGCGCGCCCGAGGGCTGCACGGGTCGTTTGTCTGCGACCTTGATCAATCCCAACAGCCCGCCGCCCGCTCCGAAAGCGCCCGCACGCCACCCCGCGGCGCCGGCAATCGGCACGCCGGGCTGACCGCCGCCCGATGGCTGGATCGGATTGGGCGTCGCCGCCGAGTCAAAATCTGTATCAGGCGCGTCTGCCGTGTTGGCGCTGTAGTTCCAGGCGTCGCTCATCGGATCTCCGTTTTGTCGCCGATTGCCTTGGTTAGCCCTATGACGTCCGACCGCGTTGACTGGAAAGCCGGGTTACTCTCGCCGCATCTGTTTGGGATAAACAAAGTCTATGGGACGTTGCCCGCGCCGTCAAGTTTATGTTCATTCTTTGTTCTGCTCGCGAGGGCTGCGTTAGCGGCTTAGGCAAGGCGTTGAAGCGGCTGTTGAACTGCGTCTGAACGGGCGCTCGGCGGTCGCCCCGACGCACGTCCCCACCCTGATGGCCGAATGCGACTCGCCCGCCGAGGCGTCGGCGCTGACCCACGATCTACTGGCCCGCAAAGCGGTCACTCGCGAACTCGGCGCCGAGCCCCTGCCCGCCGCCATCGCCGCCTTCATCAACCAGGAATTCGACCAAGCGCGGGCGCCTTTGAGGGCGGCCACACGGCGGTTTCTGATGAAGCGCGGCGGGAGGCGGCGGTGTTCTTCGGGGACGCGGTGCGCCGGCGTTAGGGCGTTAGTGTCTGCTCCGAAAAGAAGGTTTTTGAGGTCAATGGGTTAGCTTGAGGGCCCGCAAAGCCGCTTGCGCGTCTCTGTGGCAGGTTCAGTGGCCTGTCTCACTCAGACCATCTCCACATGGGTTCGCTAAAAAGCTAAGTTTTCCGTGTTCCGCGGCGCCTAGTGCGCTTCTGCCTCCCGCCGGTCGCTGAGGTCCTGGAGCCGGTCGATCAGTTCGCTCATGTCTTTCGCCTCGGCCAACCTCTGAACCTCGCCGTCGATCGCGGCCCGCTCCTCCTCGGGAGATTCCAGCTTTCGATCGGTGGCGAGGCATTCCCAGACAAGATTGCGCTCGTTGGCATAGGCGTCGCAGACGCGGCGGCGCGCCTCCTCGAAGCCGGCGTCCCAGAGCCGATCGACCCTCAGCCGGCAGCTCCCCTTAGTTTCCTTTGAATCTTTCGAAGATCGAAACCAGGACTTCCAGCCGATTGGTTTCGGCCGCACCACCGTCAGACCCCTGATGAGCCAGCACATCCCGTGATCGTCAAACAGGAGCCAGGATGCAAACCCATGGATACTTGAGTTAAAGGCCACGTCAGATTGCATTGTAGCGTCATCGGCGCGAAACCAGACGACGTCGTTGCCGTAGTATTCGTCATTATCTTTGCTGAATGCCGGTCCGACCGCTACGACCGGAAAGGCGAAGGGATAGTCGTTCATCGCCGACGAACCTGTTTTTCGACCTCAGCCACCGGATGCCCCGCAGGTCCGGGCCGGCGTTGGCTGGTTGCGAATACCGTTATCCTGAATTGGAGGGACCCGAACGATCTGCCGCCCGGGCTTCGGCCGGCGGGCATTCATCAGGCGCGCGCCATAGGCTGCGACGTCCGAAGGTTGTGCGAGCCGCAAGTCTTGGCCCGTCCTGATCGGGGCCCGATAGGCCTCGTACGCCGCCGCCTTGGACCTGGGGCCGGCGTTGGCCTGCTCTCGGCGCCGGCGCGCCATATGGGCCTCTATGCTCTCCGACGAAGCGCCGGCTCGCGCCGCTGGTTGTCTATCCGCCGCCATCTTCCCCCCTTGCCGAGCGATCTCCGGGGCCGCCTCAATGTTCCGGCAAGCTCGGCCATGTGTCCTTGGCCAAGCCGCCTTCGACATAGACCCTTGGCCCCCGTTCGCCCGTTTTCAAGAAGCGGTCGATCGCCTCGATCTCCTCGCAGGCGCCGCTGATAGCAGCGGCGACGGGGTCCTCGTGAGCCGGGGAAGGCTTGGCCAGATCCAAGAACCGGTTCCACGGTGATCGACGATCGGGCGGCCGCACGCCCCGGCCCGAAAGGATGGGTCGGTCCAACCCGACGTCCCAAACAGAGTAATTGACGATTAGATAAGTCTCCTCGGCCTGCTTAAAGTCGAACCACAAGACTTGCCTGAAGCCCGCCACTTCTCGTGAGGCGCGGAAGAAACCGGATGGGGAAGCCGTGCGCTCCAGATCGCCTTCGATGTCCCAGCCCAGGGCCTGGAGCATAGGCACAAGCTCGCTCCTCATCGCCGCCGACAACGATCCGGACGGTCGGACTGAGCCCCGAGCCGATGGCGCGCCGGCCTTGCGAAGGACGGTCCAGACGGGCGCATTGTCTCTGCCAGGGCGATAGCCGCAAAGGGCATCCCCTAGCTCAAGGGGGACATCGAAGATGTAGTCCGCCCCCGGGGCGGCCGATTGTTCTGCCTGCAGACGCCGCCGGATCATCTCCAGCTGAGGCGGCGGCGAACCGATGACCTCGACGCCATCTCGGTCAGGGTCATGAGTGACGGACCAGACCAAGCGGCCGGCTTCGAAAGCGCACAGCCGGCTGACCATCACGATTTCACTGAGTTCGCCGCCCAGGGCGGCGCCATCGGCGGACAGGGTCTGAAGCGCCTGGGCGAGCTCGATCCGGCCTTTCGTCGCCGTTACGACCAGCCAGCCCCCAGCAAGTTCGGCGCAGCCATAATCCGAAGCCGCTTCATCGCTCGTTTCCCCGAAAGCGACCAAACCGAGCTGACTCAACACACTGGCCATCTCGCGCCCATGGACGGCGACCCAACTGAGGACAAGCCCCACTTCTCTACCTCCCGTCAGGACAGAATTGACGTCATCGCCCTCGCTGACCGCCGAAGATCGGTGACGCCGCTGCCGCGGCGGGTACGGCAGCAATCTTGCCGATGTCGGACGGCAGGAAACTATTGAGCTGGAACTTCGGACCCAACACCGCTTACGCCCGAATCTGTCGTGGTGAGAGTTCCGCGCCCACCCCAAACTTGTCTTCAAGACGTTTCTGACCGCTCCTGCCGTCCGGATACCAATAGTCTTTCTTGTTCGTCGTGCTCAAGGGGTCGCGCGTCTTGGGGGCCCAAACTCTGCGCTCGCCATTGATTGTGCTCCTCATGTCGCCCAAGGCTTCGCCAAGCCTGCCCTTGGCTTTTGAGGAAAGCCTATTCGAGGCGGCGCGGCCCCAAACGCCAGCCAGCCCACCAAGAAGGTTGCCTAAGATCGCGCTTTCTCCTGCACGCTCCGTAGAAATCGGGCGGCCGTTAAAGACGTCCTGGGCGACAGACATGACTGAAGCGTTGATCGCGCCCGCGCGCGCCGGCCCCAGAGGAAGGAACGCAGCGCCCGCCACGCCCCCCGTCGCCGCGCCCCGCCGCCAGGGCGCCCTCCATCGGCCCGATCGCCCCCAGGCCCAAGACGGCGCCGCCATGGCCCTGGGGCCGGCGTCCGCCTGCTCTTGGCGCCGGCGGGCCATATGCGCCTCTATGGTCTCTGGCGAAGCGTCGGCTCGCGCCGTCCGGTGTCCATTCGCCGCCATGTTCCCTCCTTGCCGAGCGCTCGGCCGGTCCCGCAGCGCCCCGACCATCCTGAGATTGTGACAGAGGACTCAAGTCAAGAAAAGAACACAGTAGGAACTTGTGGATCGGGCGCCTACCCAACGGCTCCGATCTGTCCCACTCGGTGGAGAACGAACACCTGCGCCTCGCGCTGGCTGCCGCTCTCGGCCTGCCGACCGCTAACGTCGAAATGGCGACGTTCGACGGGCAGCGCGTCCGGATCTTCGAGCGCTTCGACAGGCTGATCACCCCGAATCACCGCCTGATCCGCGTGCGCCAGGAGGACTGCCGCCAGGCGCTGTCCGTGCCCTGGACGCGAAAATACGAAAGCGACGGCGGCCCCGGCGCGCCCGCCATCCTTAGGCTGCTCGCCGGCAGCGTTAGGGCGGTCGCGGATCAGCGCCTGTTCCTCAAAGCCAATCTGGCCTTCTGGCTGCTGGGCGCCCCCGACGTGCACGCCAAGAAGCCGGCGTATCAAACGGTTGCCGAGCGTGCGCGAGGCTTCGGCGTCATCCTCTGCTTCATGACGGCCGCATTCGGGACAGGCCCCTACCCCATCCACCCCCCGCCCCGCCCCCGCTCCCCGACTCGCGCCTTGCGTCCAACCTCCGGCTCCTCATAGGCCGTCATCAGGTAGCGCAGGGCGTCGGCCGGGTGGCTGGTCCAGTCGTGCAGGGGGCCCAGGCTCACCCGGCGCTTGGGGTCGGTCTTCTCGCGATAGTCGCGCAGGGCCCGCAGCCCCGCCTCGCAGCGGCCCGCGTCGATCCAGGTGCGGGCCAGCAGGCGCCGGACGGCCTCGATGCCGTCCAAGGGCGCCAGCCGCGGGGCGATCCGCACCGCGAAGCCCAAGCCCTGCAGCATTTCCATTCGGCTCTTGCCGGTGCCCAGTTCTCGCGCTCGGGCGTCGTGCGGCAGGATCAACGGCGCATAGGCATAAGGCCGCTCGCGCAGGGCGCGGGCGTACCAGTCCAGGGCCACGCCGCTGTTCTCGATATAGTCGATCAGCCGTATCTCGCGCCCCACGAACTGGGCCAGCCACACGGCCGTGGCGTCGCCGATGCCGAGGTCAAAAGCGGCGTGCACCTCGGCCGCCGGATCGTGGGCCACCCGGCCGATACGCCCCTCGCCGTCCGCCAGGGTCAGAGCCTCGGCGTAATAGGCGCCGGCCACGGCGGCGTCGAAGCTGGTCTCCATCTCGCGGGCGTATTCGTCGGCTGACAGCTCGGCCTTCAGCGCCGCAAGTTCCGCCGCCGACACCAGTCCGGTCTGCGAGGCCTTGAGGCGCAGGGCGAACCAGTCGGGCGAGGCGGCGGCCCGCTCATAGAGCTCCCAGAAGGCGTTGCGGCCCTTGGGCGTGCCGATGAAGGCGGCCCAGCCCTGGCGGTCGGCCAGCGCCGGCCGGATCACCTGCGACCAGGCGCGGGGGTCCATGTCGGCGAATTCGTCCAGCACCACGCCGTCCAGATAGATGCCCCGCAGGCGGTCGTAGTTGTCCGCCCCATAAAGCCGGATGCGCGCCGTGTTGGGCAGATCGACCCGCAGCTCCGAGACGCTGGCCGAGGCGCCGGGCACGGCCGCGGCGTGTTGCTCCAGGTAGCTCCAGGCCACGTCCTTGGCCTGGCTGGTGAAGGGCGCCACATAGGCGAAACGAGGCTCAGAGCGATCGCAGCGCATGGCCGCGCGGATCAGGTCGTTGACCGCGGCCACCGTCTTGCCCGCCCGGCGGTGGGCCACGATACAGGCCCACCGCTCCATCCGCCCATGAAAGCCGTCGAAGGCCGGCCGGGGCGAATAGGGGATCACGATGTTTCCCGATCGAGCCATTGAAAGGTCACCCTCCTGGGGGGGCCGACATCGTCGGAACCCTTGGGGCCGTCCCCAGCCTTGGCGGCCGCAGGCGGACGGCCGTAGACGCGGTCGATCAGGGCGTTGGCGGCCGACACGCGCACGGCCTCAGAGTTCGCGCTTCGCATCAGTTCCGCGAGCGCGCCTAACGCCTCATACGCATAGCCCCGAGCGGCCCGGCGGAATTGAGGGGCTCCGACCGTCGCCTTCCGCGCGGCGGGCTCGCCCGCCTCAGGCTGGGGCGCCTCTGGCGACGGCGGCGCCGTCACGGTTCCTCGCGGTCGCCCGCCTGTGGCCGCCATCTCTACCTCCGAATATCGAACGGATTTCACGCGAGCGGTCCTGTTCCAGAACTCGCCAAGGATGCTGTTGCGGTCGCAACTGCAGCTGTTGGCGCGCCGCTCGGCGCCTTTCCCAGAATGCAATATCCCGGGAAGCCTCCGATCAATCGGAGTAATCTCTTTTCGGCTCGGGCGCCGGGACGTAGGGCGGCAAGCCGAGCGCGGCGCGCCAGTCCGCGACCGCCTTGTCGCCTGCGGCGATCTGGTGGGGCGTCATAAGCGACTTTACATGCCTGAGATTTCCACGGACCGAAAACGTCCCCTGGTTCGGCTTCGCGTCGGCAGCCATCGCCAGACGAAGGTACATGTAGCCTTTGACGAGATCCTGGGGCGCGCCTTGCCCCCGTCCATAGATGATGCCCAGGGCGTAAAGCCCGCTGGCGTCCTGCGCTTCCGCCGATCGACTGTACCACTCCAAAGCGGTGGCCTCGTTCTTCTTCACACCCTGACCGAACGCGTACATATTGCCCATCATGACCTGGGCCTGGGTGTCGCCTGCCTCGGCTAGGGGCTTTACGATGCTCAGTTCCTGCCCCAGAAATACCCGCCGCCAACGTCGCCCCATGTCGAGCCGGCCGGCCAACCCTGCACGGGCAGATCGGCGATGTTGTCTTCCCCGAACGCTTGATCCGCGGAGTCGGGCGCGCAAATCCACGCCAGGTTTCGGTTGCTTAGCCTGGTCAGCACAGAGGGGCCGAGCTTCGCCATGTCCGCCTTGAGGGCGGCAACATCGCCCCAGCGCGGGTCGCCGGTGGCGTCCGGCCCCGGCTGCAGGATGGTCAAGGGCGCGCGCGCCTCACCGTCTCAGCCCCCGCTCGCGCGCCACGGCCTGCAGCACCTCGATCAGCGCCCGGGTGTTGATCGACCGGGCCGAGCCGCCGGAGGCGATGCTGTTGAT